ATTAGAGTGGCTGTGGGTTATGGTGTCGGGTGCTGTGAAAGAAATGTCCGTAGAGGTCACTGTTGCGCCGTTGTAGCCACTTGATGTGATTAGATGGGTTAGGGTAGTGGTGATGTCATAATTGCACTTAGCGAAGCCTACTCCAGTCTGCACTGATACCTCGTCACCAAAATATACCCTATCACCAGCAGAAGGTACGCCGGAAGACCCACTATCATCCGGGGCTGTGTTCCAAGCATTAGGGTCGGATGCGTCCATCAACGCTCCTTTAGCAACCCAATAAATATCTGCCATTCACAATCACACCAAGCGAGTCTTGCTACTACCTGTCGCAAAAGTCGCAGTGCCTTGTTCAGCAATCAAAGCCACGGCCTCATCAGCCCGTCGCTGAAAGGTCACAATTTGTTGCTGAAACCGTCTGTCGTACACACTTTGCTGGTCTTCACTATAATAGGTCGGAACGGTATCAATGAGAATGTTAAGGCAGTCAAGAGCAACCAGCATTTTGATTGCCCCTTCCTTGAGGTCAGTGTCCACAGCAGAAGACACATTGTACATAGTGCCACGAGCCAATTTATTGACTTCGTTGGTCCGAATGCTTATCATCTCGGAGATAGTGCCATCATTCAAGCCTCTCGGCCTGTTGAGGACATCCCGAATGTTATCACTCGTCACTGCCATTAGATTCACCTATTCCCCATCTGTTGTTAAAGTCTTTTGGTACATCAAGCACGGTTGCACTCTTTGGTACATCCATCTCACGACCAATGATAAACACCAGTTGGGTTTCGGCAATCATTCGAGCGAATTTGCTGTTAGGTACCCAGTACAGGACACCATGTTCAAGCATAGTTGCAGGGTTGTCACTTCCTCTCCGACCCGCTGGTATAGCCAGTCGGAAAAGGAAGCCCTTTCCTCCATCCCAATGCTCAAGCCTATGCTTGAGTTCGGTCATAGACCCGTCTTTGGGGACGGGTACATCCTTTGCCTTTAGTCGTTTAATGAGTTGCGCCTTATTCAAGAGCAACACCATCAAGCGATAACGCCGGTGATTTTGACGATGCGGTTGTTGGTACCAGCGGCGGCACCATCTTGCATTTCGTGAATCACTGAGCCCATGTAGGAGGTGAGTAGCCACGAGTAGCCGACACCTTCGATACGAGTGAGTTCTGTTTCGGTGAATCCGTCACCGTTGTAGGTGAAGAACTCAGCAGTCTGCGAGCCGCCAATCAAGAGAAGAGCGTCCTTGCCGAGTGCCTTACCACTGTCAAAGTCCCGAGTGTAGAAGACCTTGAGGTTAATCATGGTGTTCAATCGCTCTTGGAGGGATTGTAGGACATTCGTGTAAAGACGAGTGTTCAACATTTGAGCACGGCAGATTGCTGGGAGGATGAGCGACAATGGTTCATTGCCGGACACACGAGCGTTTGCGAAGATTTTGTCCATCGAGTCGAGGATGTCTTGTTCTTCGTCTGCGCTACCGGTTCCCCAAACAGCGGTTGCGGCTTGGGTTTGACCAGCGCCAGCCATCAACTTCGAGAGGATGTGGTTGTCGATGAGGTCAGCACGGGCTTGAACGATAGCCATTTGCTGTCGGTTCATGTTCTCCCATGTTTCTCCACGAAGTAGTGTGGAGTCGAGGAAGATACAGCGACCTTGACCTTTCTCCAATTTAACGGAGTAGTTCTTGGTACCAATCTTGGTCGGGTCCACGACTGCGTTATCGTCGAGGGGGTAGGTGAATGTTCCTTCTGCACCAGTGTACCAAGTAAATTGGAGCCACGGGACAGTTCGCACACCGACGACTTGAGTTCCGACTGCAATCGTTGTGGATTGTAGTTGGATAAAGTCACGGAGGGTTTGTTCGAGCACAGCGTCACCTTTACCGAATGGTCCGGTTGCGGCAGTTACTTCAAGTAGTTCTTCGAGGGATTTGTTAGCCATATATTTCACTTCCTTATTTTTCTTCAATCAGCCTCAAGCAATCTGTGCGTGTGAGGTGTTCACACGGATGAGAGCACCTTCTGTGGCACCCGATTGTCCGTCGTTTCCACCAAGTGGGGCTGAGAGAGCAGTAGCGGCGTGAGCGGATTCGCCCACATAGAGTCCCAACTTCTTGTTGGACCCTGCGGTGGATGTAGCAAGACCATCGCCTCCGACATAGACGGTTTCGCCAATGTTGAAGGTTGAGGTATCATCGACTTGCACGAGCAAGATACCGGTCAATGGGTAGTATGAAAGAGTTGCTCCACTGGTTTCGTACACTTGTAGTTCATCACGGGAGGATTCTTCGACTGCAACACCGAGGCAAATGTCCCCGAGGCCGGAGGGCATCAATTTGTTGGTCGTGCCGTCCATAGTCAATAGGCGACCAGCGGAACGGACGATTTCACTGTCTTTCAAAGTTGCGTTTAGAGGTTGTACATAATTCATTTTCTCACTTCCTTATTCAGTTAAGTTCCTCGTACAACTTTGCCTTTTGCATGTCGGCTCCAGCCATAACAGTGTTGTAAGCGTTAGCCCAACTGTTGTAGCATCGTGCGTACAAGGATTCGGAGGATTCGACCATCTTTCCATTTAGGTAGTTAGCGATAACAGGTTCAGCGGATTCTTCGGAAGCCACTGCTGGTTCGCTTGCTGGTGCGACTGGTGCCATTTCAACGGCAGGTTCTGCGACTGGTGCAGGTCGGGAGGATTCCCAAGATGCAATAACTGAGTTAAGTGTTTCAGCGGTGAAGTCGTCGTGACCCTTTAGGCCCATTTCAGTTGCCTTGCTAACGAGAGCAAGACGAGCGTCTTCTGCTCGTGCAACATCTGCGGCTTCAAATTCTGCGATTTTTGCTTCTCGTAGGACGAGTTCTGCTTGTAGTGCTTCCAATTCGGATGCGGTTGATTCAATTTGTTCTTCGGTCATTTTATTCACCTTCGACTGAACCGTGCTACCCTCGGGTTGATACTTAAGCATTGTCGATGCCTCGACCTTTTTGACCGATTCTATGTTTGCTTCGGGGTAAGCCGGGCGGTGTACAATAGCAAGATGGTCAAAAGCGAAATCGTCAGCGAACCACATGGTCGGTCGTCCACCTTCTTCGGTGGCTTCCACAATCTCACTTGGGATTCCTGTGCCACCAATAGACACTCCGTACTCGGGGCGCATCCATAGGCCGGACTCAAGAGAAGCGAACAGTTCTGTTCGGTGGACTTCTGCCACATATCGCACTTGGTACCCACTGTTTGTTTGGTGGTATGATGCTTCGGTGACAACACCGACAGTAGCCTCGTCCACACCGCCATCCATGTTGCGTCGGAAGCGACCCATCTCGGACTTAGGGTGGTTGAGTGTCACATCTGCGCCAACCATATCGTTGGTGAGGCGCTGTGCGAGAGCAGGGCGGATGCCCCACGAGTTCTTATTGACTCCATCAGTAAATGCAATACCGGTGATACGCATAACGCTCTTGCCAGTGCTTGCTTCGATGCGGGTTTCAATACTTTCGATTTCAATTTCACAGGTGACTGCAACACGAATGCACTCCCCATCGACCATCTCTTGACCAATAGGACATTCGTTGTCACACTCGGAAGCATACTTTTCTTTCTTTTCGTCGTATGCTTCGTGAGTCTTATCGTCATGTGCCTCATCTTGGTCTTTGAACTTGTGACCCTCATGTGCTTTCATACACTCTTCCTTAGAATACCCTGCCTTTTGGCAACGAGTCATGTACTCGCTGTGGGTTTCACTGGAGGATGGCTTAGGTTCAGCCGCTTCGACTGAGTGGCCTGTGCATCCACAGCCGCAATCTGCTTCTGCTTCTCCACAGCCCATACTACTTTCGACGGACTCTTCCGACTTATCAGCATTGGCTTCGACTTTGTTTGTGGACCACTGGCGACATGACCAGTAGCCGGGGGTGGTCTTGTCTTTCTTGTTAGCGCAGTCGTGGCGGTCACGGAATGCCTTTCGTCGCTTAGGGTCGTCACGCTTGATTTCCATGTTAGGGTCGCCAAAGCGCACGATGATAACTCGACCTGCTCCATTCTGTACATAGACAGCGAACTTTTTCTTTCCACCTTGTGTGCGGAACGGTTTATTTAGGGTGACTTTTTTACCTTGATATTCGGCGGCGGCAAAAGGCTCACCCCAGTCTTCATACTCTTCTTCGGCTCTTGGATGGGACTTTGGCAGAAGGTCATTGTCTTGCTTGTAGTTCGGGTTGCTGGGTCGTCCGTTTCGCAAAAGGTATAGGAATGCTTTGACTCGAGCAAGACCCCAGCCGTTTCTTGACATGTTAGGAGCGTGACTCCGGCTGAAAGCACCAGCACCCCTACGAAAGACTGACTTTAGCATACCCATAGAGGCTTTGCTACCCTTGTCTTTCTTGTTGTGTTCTTCCATCAACTTGCGAATGCTTGCTTCGGTTGATTCATTCATCTTGATTGAATCGTTAGGCTTGCTTGCCGAGTCCTTCTTGTTTTTCTTAGAACCCTTTCGACGCTCGCTTGGTTTAGCGGGCGTCTTGCGCTTATCGTCTTTGCCCGGTTTGCCGTATTGTAGTGCTTCCACTACTTCTGTTTCTTCTGTCATAGTATCACTTCTTTTCTTTGCCCATAGGAACTACCTTGTTCTTTACGGAGATTCCCACTTCATGCTTCTCAACATCGTGGGAGTGTAGTTGGTGTTCTCTTTCCAAGCCCATAGCATGTATGTGTTGGTCTTGTGCTCGCTCACGGTCGTGCTTGAGTTCCACAGCAATGTTGTCAATTTCAACAGTCTGTTCGGACTCCCACATACGAAGCACCGTATTGAGTGCAGGGGCGGCAACGCCACCAATGATAGCAATAAGAGCAATGAAGCCATCAAGGTTTTCGAGAACGACATCGGGCTTCCAAATACCCATTGCGACAACTGCGCCAGCGGCGGCAAGCCACAAATAAATTGCCGGTAGCACAGTGCGATGTACCATTCGGTCGTTAAATGATTTACCTTTGCTGTCTCTCATTTCATTCACTCTCTTCGGGGGGTTTGTTTTCGTTGTCACGGGGCAGTTCTCCTGTACTACTTGGTGACTTCGATTTGACATATCGTTGTTTGCCCAAGTTGCCCTTTTCGGGACCGAGGCCAATATCGAATCTTGCTTCGTTTAGAGTTGTAATTCCAGCCTCGTAAGCCATAGTGGTTCTGCGTGTTTGTTCAAACGGTGACTCTTCATCGAGAGGTTGGAACACCACTTTAGGTAGGTCTGCGTTGGTGTGTGCGATACCAAGTAGTTCCAAGTGCTTTGAGAACAGACCCTGCATAGATTGTGCAAGGATTGATTGTAGGCGGCGGATTGCTTGGACTGACCACTGACTTGCGTTGTAGGTAGCGGCAAAGGTCGAACCTCGCTCTTGTCCCATACTGACTCGTGGCACATGCAGTACCGATGAGATGTCAGCATTGACTGAATCCATGAACCCGGAGTTATCGGGCACTGTATTCTTGAGGTCCACGAACTCCATCTTGACATAGTGGGGGAGGATAGGTACTTGGTCCGAGCGTAGTCCATCCAATAGCGTCCCCACATTGTTAATGACATACTGGAGTCGTTCTGCGGCTTCGTCCGGGTCGCTGATATTCTCAACTGCCTCGGGACCAATGGTAATGTATTGCTTGGTCAG